CCTAGGTTAACTTCTTTTAGGTTAGCATTACAACTAACAACCAGTACACAAAGCCATGGATAACTTATGGTGATTCATTATATTAAAGACCCCATCTACATCTTAAACATTTCAAAATTAACAAGGTGTTAGGCAAGTTAAAATCTACTTTGAAATAAGTTCAATTTAAAGGGTATACAACACAAAACTCCAAACAACCCATTGCATTTCGTGATATATTTCTATTTCTACTTAATTGTGGACATATTATTAGTATGTGCAATAGGGGCCTGAAGTTCAGGAGGGGTTTCCGTTGTGGACGAGAACCATAGTGCCCCCAATTTAACGTCGAGGGAAGACGAGTTTGCAAATTACACATTACCGTGAATTGTTCTTTCTTGGGACCTGCGGTAAAGCTTTGGTCTTTTTGAGAGGAATTGCCGGTAAGGCTTTCTTTTTCTGGGGGATTTGCGGTAGTGGTTTACTTTTCATTTGATTAGTATTTCCATTAGCAGCCCATGGGGAATTAGAATTATTGAGGGTAGGTAATTGTTTAACAGTAGTTGATTGTTGGCGACCTTCACGGTAGGCATCATTCATCATCATAATAGGTTTTCCTATAGAGGAAACGACATTAGAGACTTCATCTACAATTCCAAGGAACCAATCGCCAAGTCCATTTTCTGAAACACGGACACCAACAGGCATCTCGCGAACGATTAATGAATAGAGTTGTGCAGCAATATAATCCTCACTAGGTGAAGGTTTTGCAAGAACGATTAATTCAGGTTTTTGTTGAGAAACAATACTTTCTACAATTGCATTGTAATTTGCGGTCAAGACAGTGGTATTACTTAAACCAGTAAAGAAAGCACCCTTTCGTGAGAATGGACTAATCTTATTATTTTTGTAAATACCCCTATTAAGAACAGCTTCGCCATCACTAATTGCAAGGATAGGGTAAGAGCTATAAGCTCTTTCAGCAAAACCATTTGAGGCACACTGAGGCACTAACGACAAATCTTCATGATTAGAATAAAATGTTGAGGTAGGTGCGCAGTATTGAGCTGGATTTTCCATATCGTGCATAGTTTGAACGCATAAGCAACCATACTTAGCTTCCCATTGCTGAGAACCAGGTAATAGCAGAGCTTCTGCTGTGTTCTTTGGAGGGACCGTGCCGAGACGCATCGTCCTATTTCCATAGGTTGAAGGGCCAGGGGCAGTCACTTTCTTGTTTTTCTTTTTATATGGCTTACTAGAGGTTCCGTCTGAATCATCAAAGATATCATCAGGGTCTGAGACAATGACAATATCAATTTGATCAAAACAGGCTTCTTCTTGTTCTGCAGTAGCTTGTTCATAGACAGTTACAGTTCCACCACGGGTGAGTTCAGGAGTTACATTATGAACCTCAAAACCTGCAGCTACCAGTCGGGTTCGACCAACTAGATAACTAGGGTTAAGGGCAAGTTGGCCTACTAACTTATTGGCAGTACTCAAAGTACTTGCAATAAAATTAGAATTGGCCTCACCAACGACATTAAATGCGGTAACGGTGAGACCACCAACAGGAAATGTGGGATCTGATTCAGTTGTAGTGATGACATTATAATTCGAATCTGCTGCGGAGCAGATTGTAGGAACTAAAATATCATCCACGAAAATATGGCAACCCCATGTTTCAGAGGAGGCTAAAGTCGTCGGACGTGTAATAGTCATAGTTTGTTTAACATTTTGACAAACACTAGGTGAGAGTTCGCGGTCAGGGTAACCACTCACTAGGAGTTTCTTGTCGTGAAAGGGGTCAGTTGCAGCAATAAGCCAATTCTTTCCATCCTCTGTCATGCCAGTTCGGGCAGCAATTCTTTCTAATAGTTTTTCTGATCTTGATACTTTGTTCATTTCAGGGATATTAATTAGTTTTAAAGCCAACCATCCATCCAAGCCCAAAAAGGAAAAAATAAAACTTTTTGGGTCGCGAAAACTAGAATGCTTATAAGAAGCACTTTCATATCCGGAAATAAGGTAATCAAAAGCGAAAGTATTAGAAATATCTTTCAGGTCAAAGGTGTCGAGCAGGTTTTGAAATTCTACTATTTGGAGCGGATGCTCGTCCATAATAAAAATAATAAAAGTTTCTACGGCAGCTTTTAAAAGGGGATCAACATCTACTAGCAGCGCCAGAATCATAACAAGCTTCGAGAATTGGTCGAGGGGACTAATATCTTTCTTCTGCAGTACTAGCTTCTTACAAAGTGTAGTGCATAGTTTGCCTAATCGGGGTTTGGGTAGATACATATCATCAATTTCAGACCAGTGCGAGTTTGAACCGAGAAATTCAATAGGATTCTCATCGGTAAAAAGTGTACCTGGCATATGGGAAAAGCACTTGGAAGCACTCTTCTTGATGACCATACCGTATTCAGCATAAACCTTTATCTCCTTGATGGCGTACTCCTCAGTGGTAATAGGTAGGTTTTTAAGGCCTAATGTTTTATCATCTGAGTAGACACCAAGTTCAAAATGAGTTAGGAATTGGGAATAGGTAGGTAGCTCTTTATTAATATCAAAATAAATTTGGATAATTAAATTAAAAACAATAATCACATGGAGAATAGAATTATCGATAGTGGTATTATTTTGACCAGAAGAGTTAGAATGGTCTTGCATAACAATAGATCCGTCGTAAAAACAACGAACAGGGTTGAGTGTATAATGAGTTACATAGTCAAGCATTTTCTTATATTCAGCGGCAAGCGCTGGATCACCAGGAAGAATGAGAAGTTCATTACGAAGTTCGTATACATCCTTCAGGATGGCACACTTATCGTACCCGGAAACATCACTCATAGAGAGGAGTTCGCAAAGTTCGAATAAGCGCACAAATCTAGAAAAGCCACCATATTGCTTCACCATGCCATACTTAATAAAACCAATCTTCCAGTTATCTGAAAAAGATTGATTTTGATTATCGTATAATAGCTTCTGCTTGAAAAGAAATTCTTTACCAACAGAATCAACTAGGCGGACCTTATCTCGTGAAAGATCGTCGGCTACAGAAAGAAATTCATCTTTGTGATTTACTAATTGAATGGGAATGCTCTCGCAGTCAGCCTTGTATTTATCAAATATAGGGGACTTCAAATACTCAGGAGTTTTGGGATAACCAGTTTTCTTACCGAGTAGGCCAGCGGATGATTGCATGTTAAAATCCATGGGATCACCGGGTAGCTTTACAGGGACGGTCAAATACCTTCGTAAGTACCGTTTAGTGAATTCTAGCGCCAATTTATGAGTTACATTGTCCTTTGCAGGATATGTGTATTCGTTGTCATTTTTCTTTATAGCCGCATCAACATTCTTAACAAGAGGACGAACCTCTCTATAAGTGGCTCCAGCAGTTATGGTGGAAGCCTCGTCAGGAAAACTCTTTCGAAAGTTATGAAAATAACTATCTGTTTTATCATAGAAATTATTACCATCTTTATCGTACTGTTGTGTTAAATTAATAGTACCAATACGAGACATATGGTCGAAACCTGGGCCAATGGGAGGTGTTATCTTATATTCAGATATACCAAACCCAGGTTGACCGAAGAGTCAGATGGTTTTGAAAAACCTCTCAAGACGAGGTCCCATAGCAACAAAACGGTTAAATAGTCCATCATTGTTTGTACCTGAATGAAATCCAAGATACACACCTTTGTAAACAACGGCTTTGCCACAGTCAGCTTTATCAGTATTGGAGGCGTATTCCATGATACAGGCTTGGTCATCATATAATCCAAACGCTTGTGTAACACTACGATACCAACCGTCATGTCTTTCGACATCGATATAGGCACCAGAATAGTCCTCACCAAATTTAAAGGAGACTTCGAGATCCCAGCACTTTGTATTCATGCGAGAGGAAACTTCTAAAGTTGTAGGAAAGAGCATACCATCAATATGCTCAGGGAATAAAATAGGTTGAGAAAAATCAAAAATTTCAACAAGTTTTGGGTTGTTAACACTCTTAATCGATCTCGGAAGATGTTTGCGAAAATGCTTATTACACTGCAAGTAAACCTTGCCATTTGATTTAACAAACTCACCATTTCCAATTTTGGTTGAAAATTCATCGTGTATCGTAACCCCAGTTGTTGTCTCATCCGAATGGATTTTGAACATTTGACCTCCAGCAACGGCAGATTCAAAAGATGACATATACCCCTTTGAGAGTAATTTATCAGAATGAAATTTTGCGGCGGACAGGCAGGTTATGCAAGTGGTGATACCTTTAGAAACCTCTCGAAGAGGTAGGCGATTTGAACAAGTTATACATTGAGTACCTCCAATAACATTTTTACATGCTTCTTTGGTAGTCTTGTGTAATGAAGTGAAAAGATCCGGATCAACAGTTTTAGGGACACGTTGGACGGGATTTGTTTTCTTTTCACGAACTTCTTTACTTTTCCTCTTATCGCTCTTAATCTGTTCAATGGCATTACGCACATTGGCAAAAATACCAGCTGAGACGCTTTTAGGGGTCCGAGGGATATTCTTTAAAGAATTACGATTAAACGATATCTTGGTGAGTTCATCACCAGAGGTAGAGGTAGTTTTATCAGTAGGACCAGCAGATTCAAAAGCTATATCCTTAGGTTTAGCTAAGTCAATAACAATATCACCAACTGGGGGAATACCAGAATTAACTGGTTTTAAATCCACTTTAGGGGGTGGAAGAATAACTTCTTTATTCTGAGTTTTTGATTCCTCAAAATCTTCCATATATTCTTCTTTATGTCTTTTGATACGGGCGCCATAACGAGAATGAATTTGCTGTTTAAAGCCATATTCCTCCCCCACAGAATCTTGATAATCCTGGTCACGGGTCCATTCGTCTTCATACTTTTCATATAAATCACAACGTATCATGTCATATTCCTCTTCATCATAATCCATCCCCCATTTACATGCGAGATCAACATAGTCATCATAAGAAACATAACTTTGAGACATCTTTTCTTGGAGGTACTCATCCCAAGACATCTGACCATTACGATAGGATCCATGTTTATGAGATCCACCACGGTGGCTGGAATTACCCCTATTTGCATGGGCATAACTCCGTAAAGCTTTCTTGGCAGCCTTACCTTTAGAGACAAAAATTTCACCGGCCTCAAAAGAAAAGAGGGGATCGGATTCATTGAACTCATGGGCAAGACCAGAATGATTTTCGGCTAAGAAAATAATCAAATTAATAATACAATGTCTTGTAGGGCAATAATCACATGGAATGTATTCAACACCGAAGTCGGCAGGTTTGGTAACCATAACTTCTTCAATAGATCGTTTACATCTTTCCTCATTAACCAACATGAGTTGATTAGGAAGAAATTCAATAGATAAAGCCGCAAGACGTTTAAAGTCACACTGATCAACATTTACAAAAAATGCATTTGTAAAATCAGTGAGGTTCTTGGTTAAAATTTCGACCAATTTATAAGACATTTCCTTATCTTGGAATTTGACAACACCTTCTAACGTCAAAACACTAATAAATAAATCAAAAGACTTTAAGTTGAGTGTGAGATTAGCAGGGGAAGGATCAATTTTCCATAAGGAATAAAGAAACCATAAGGCAAGGGAATTAGCATCAGAAGCCACTTTTCGATGTTTTAATAATAAATTAATAAAATCGTGATAATCATGTGTTCTGTCGAGTAAGACGCGAGTCTTCAATGTTTTCAATACCAAAGAAGTAAATTGGCGGAAACGATACAGGGCATATTTTCTAACGAAAAAACGGCCAATACAATAACCAATAAGAGATAAAAGTAAAGTGATAATCATAGGAATAGAAATCTTAGTTGCAAATAACATAGTACCATTAGCCAAAGAGGCCAATAATAGTACAATAAATGAAGTAAAACCATTGAATAAAAAGAAGACACAATACAGTGAATAATTAAGGAAATAAAGTATGTTCAAAAATACACCTAAATAGGCATATTCAAAAAGAGTAAACAATGTCTCTTCGACATGCTCACGGTAGGTTGAAGTTCG